GCGCAGTCGTGGCAACAGTTGTATTTGTGGCTTTGTTGGCAATGTGGAGTGCGTCAAATGACTGAAAGAGAAGCATTAAAGCTGGCGCTTGAGGCGTTGGAAGATTCAGAAGACCAATTGGCAAAGCCATACAGCACAGATGTTCGTAGAGCCATCGCCGCCATTAAAGAAGCCTTAAGAGAACACGCCATGTATGAAGTGCAACGTTTGGGGCAGGAAATTCAGCCAGAGCCACCACAGCGCACATGGGTTGGGCTGACTGATGAGGAGATTTTTGAAACACATAAGCAAGTTGATTCAATGCAATATTTGACATTTGGCAAAGCCATTGAAGCCAAACTCAAGCAAAAGAACGGCTATGACAGCTAAAGGGTGGCGCAAGCGTCAGACAGAAGAGGCAATCCATGCCCTAGAAACCATGCTTGCAGGCACACAATGTACCCCGATGGAGAGAGACTTCTTCATCAGGGGCTACATCTACGGCTTGATGGTCAGGAAAGAACCGCCAAAGCCTCTTCCGTGTGCTTTATGCGGTCAGAAAGCCCAATAGTCCCACCATTGATTTTCTTGGTCAAAGCAGTCCAGTCCCCTGCCTCTGCCAAGCGGTTGCAATCATGGGTTGACCAAAAGAATCCCGCAGTCAAAGCCGCATACTTTGGTGAGGCAACCAGGTCAGGCTCCATCACAAAATCCACCCCAAGCGCCTTGCCTGCATGGAAATAGTTGGAATGGCCTGTTAGTTGGATGCAACCACGGCCTCTGAACCGATAACCGTCCCCTGATGCCTCATCCCTGTTCCCCATACGGTTTGAGTACACCATGTTGGCAATCTTCTTTGGATTACCCGCATATTGGTTGGCAAACTCAAGCGTAGGAAAGCGTTTAGGCCACAGTTTCATCAGGGTGGCGGCTCGATAGTTTAGATTCTCTTCCAAGATACGGAAATTACCACATTCATGCCCACACTGCCCGATAAAAGCCGCTTGTTGGCGTGGGGTGGAAATGCCAAACTTAGCAAAAGTGTCGTTCAATGGGTCAACCCACTTGGCATCAATATGCAATTTAGCCAGTTTTTCAGCATCAACCGCCATTTATAGTCTCCCGAATCTTCTGATAAGCATCAATACACGCATTTAACTGAGCCGTATTCCTGTCGCCTTGAGCAATTATTTCTGCGATGGCTGCGAGGGTTGCCCGTTCTTGTTCGTCAATACTTGGATTAGCCTGTCCGTTAGGTTTACTTCCTGCTTCTTGGCTATCTCTGGTGGCAGAGGTGGCACTTGTGGCGGCTTGTACGCAACTTGAGGAGTTGAGCCGCACCCTACCAGCACGAATGGCAGCGTCAAGAGAAGTTTGTTTTTGAGTGACAACATCGTTAGCCTCTTTCAGTTGTGTTGAAGTGTTGTTTAGTTCCAACGCCAATTTCTGCTCTTTAGCCCTAGATTCCTCATTCAGACGGGCAATCTCAGACTGCATTTCAGCGTCACGTTGCTTGTATCCGCTATGGGTTCCATATTTATACGTCCCCAAAACCACACAAATAGCGCCAATAATCATCCAAGGGTTAATCATCGCTGTTCTGCCCTAGCTAATGCCAATTCCTCACGCTCATGGTCAGGCTCAAGGTGGTTGGCAGGGGTTGTGGGAGGTGGTGGAGGTGTCCAAGTCTCATCTAAAGCGGGGTTGACCCATACAGGCATAGCACCCGATGGGTCACTTGGCTTTGGGGGGCTTGGTTCTCCCTTGGGTGGCTCACCAGATGAGCTTACCGCCGCCACAGATCGCTTGGTCATCACACCGCCAATGCCACCCACAATCAGCAAAACAATGTCGTTAAGCATCTTGAGATAGCCTTGGTCAATAGGAGCCATAGACTTAATCGGCTGAGTCACAAAAGTCACGCTGTAAAGCATGAAAAAGACGATGCCAGCCAGAATGACGGTCACAATGGCTACCACCAATGCCCAAACTCTGATTTCTATATCAGCGGGGGTCAGAGGCTGCTTGTTGGGGTTGTTCTGCAATTTTCTTCTCCAATACAGGGGCTACAAGGTATTCAGGACAATCTTGGGTGAACAAACATCTAGGCTTTTGACACTCAGGTTTGGTGAAGTTGTCTGGGTTCTGACATGGGTAACGGTAGTAGTTGTCGCACCCCGTCAGCATCAGGATTAGGATTAGGCTTCTCACGTTTCCCCTCTTTCAGTTGCTCTTCAAGTTTCTGCTTCAGTTGCTCAGTTTTACGCCTGTCTGCCTTGACTTGCTCACTAAGGATTTTGTTGTCAAGATAGATAAAGGCAACGGCTGGTAAGGCAATAAAGCTGACGGTGGCGAATAAGACCATGCCCCAAAAGTAGATTTTTGCATCGTACTCTGCGATATTAGCCATACAAACACCCAAAAGATAATGATTAGCCCAAGCGTAACCCAATGTGGCACACAACGATCAACCCTGTCATTCTCAGTCTTAATCATGTCAATCCGCTTTTGCTTCTCGTTTCTTCTGTCCCTTTCCCTAGCCTTTTTCTGCTCATCAAGAATCTTGGAATACATAGCCTTATAACGGCTATACAGTGGCCCAAGCTGTTGTGGAGCCTCATTCATCAATTCCCTCAACTCTGCCCCACATTTGACCAACTTAGTTTCAATGGAGATCAACTCCAAAGCACCCAAGTTGTTGTCTCCGTAGGCCGAGCTAAACACCTTTTGTTCTAGGTCTTCTTTGTAAGCAACGAGGTAAGCCTGTGCTTTAAAGAAGTCACCAACGTGCTTAATGAACTGATCAATGATCGCATCTTCGTCAGGAATGTAGTCAACATATTCGTCCTTTTTAGCCTTTACAGGCTTAGTTTCGACTGGTTTGACAGGCTCAACAGGTGAGCCACCAAACAACCCTTTAATCCAACCAAAAAAGCCAGAAACATCTTTGACAATGGCTTTTGCATCCTCAACACCTTTCTTTATCCTTTGAATCTCTGCCTTGCCTTCTGACAGCATTTCACAGCAAGAGCGTATGCCCTTGAGTGCGCTTGACAGCATGAGCATGGCAGAGATCGGGTCAATGGCAGTCTCCTGTTATTCAGAGGTTGCTGTTGAAATAATGCCTCGTGTGACCTGAGTCTGAGTTGGCGTTGCTCCACGAACAACATTTTGCAACAAAGTCCTAGTTTCTGGACTTGCTTTAGCCAACATAGCGCCAACCACTCCTTCAGTGTCCTTTTTAGGCACAGCCTCAAGGAAATCAGCTAGTTTTTGCGGGTTTAGAGTCAAATCAAGCATGAGATTGTCAAAGTCCTTCTGACTTCCTCTTGCAAGATAGTCCAAAACAGACTTAGCAACACTTAAAGGCGCACTCAACAAAGACGGAATTTCTTTGCCAGTGGCAAAAACATCAGCCTCTTCACCTCGCACTTGTTTGGTAGCCTCAATTGCCTTTTGCTTCCTTGCCAAGTCAGCACGAACGCTAGACACCGATTTAAGTTGCTCTGGTGTCAAGAAGTCTGTCAAATTGTCGTAGCGTTGTACGCCAGTTGTGCGCTTAATCAAAGATGCGGCATTGTCCACAGCATTGGCAAACACACCCGCTTTCTCAACGTCAGCGAGATTCAGGTTAAGTTTGTCAATCAAAGCCTGACCAACCTCCATGCGGTTAATCTTTTGGCTATGAGATGCAAACTTATCAAGATATTCGCTCCACAAAGTGCTACCAGAGGCTTTGTTAATTGAATTATCAAGAATCTTCTTCAAAGAACTCTCAACATTGGTGGCTTGTGCGCCAAATGTCTGATTCCTTTGAGACAAGAAGGCACGAATATCGTCACCGATTTCCTTACGTACGTTGTACAAGTCAATACTATTGATGATGCCATTCTCGTCTGTCAAGCCAACCAACTTGTCTTTCAGATTGCTTAAAGAACTGGCAAGTAAGCTATTTGACCTATCGCCAACCTTTGACAAACTCTCATCAATCCTTGCAATCAATGGGTCTGTTGACAATGGATAAAAGCCTTCATCTTTAATGCTTTGCAGTTGCAATTTCTTAAAGTCCAACTCGGCTTTACGTTGTGCAATAGGGTCGGCAAACTCTTTGACAGCACCAGAAAGGCTCTTGGCAAGCTCATAGTTGCCTTTGTAACGGTCAGGAAACTTCATCGGCATACCAGCGGCCTGATAAATCTGACCTCCTGTTGGCCCTGTGCTTTCACGAACCAAGGCTTGAGCCTCTTCTGTTGCGGCCTTACCTTGTGCCTGAAGATTTTTGATAACAGCGGCTTCACGGGCGGCAATATCTGCCTCCAATCGAGGAGCCATTTGACCTGCAATATTGGCTTGCTCAAGAGCCATTTCACGCATTGGCGCTGTCTCTGCTGTTCTAGTAGTCCTAGCCGCAGCCAAATCCTCTGCTGTGCCAAACGCGCCTGTTAACTCTTGTGTTCTAGCGGCGGCTTGCTCACGGCCTCTTTCTAGCAGTTTTGGCGCTGTACTAATCTGTGATGCCAAGCGTTGTTGCTCTTTCAGTAAACCAATGGCGGTGGGACTTTCAGCCAAAGCCTCTGCCGCAGTTGGTTTGCTTCCAGAAACAAGTTGACCCGCATTTCTTAGGGCGGCAATGACCTCATCTTTCTTTGGGCCAGCAAGCTCATTGATGTACTTACGAGCCGCTTCTAATTTATTGCCTTCTGTCACAGGCAAGGCAGAAATATAGTCTTTGACTTCTTTAACAACTTTGGATGCGACAGGGATAACGCCGCCCAAAACACCGCCTAAACCCATGTTAAACAGCTTGTCACTCAAGTAAGACTCTTCACCAGAAGTAACTGGTGAAATACCACCTTGAATAGCGCCACCACCCACCATTTGTGCCGCACCTCGGCTTGGAATCAGGCGGTTAAGTGGGGAAAATACTGCGCCAGCAAATTGTGGAACATCAATGCCAGAGCGACCAACAGCTTCCCTTTCAGCAGCGGCAGTAGCGGCTTCACGTTGGGCAAGTTTTGTCGCCTCTTCCTTGACCTTTTGACCAAAAAGACCTGTACTAGCAAGCAATTGATTGATGCCAAGCGCAGGTTCAATTACAGCGCCACGCAAAAGGCTGTAAGTAGGAGAACCCATGCCAATCATTTGACGAATCAAGCCAGGCTCTTCTTTTGGCTTATCAGGAACAGCCATCCCTCTCAACTCAATACGAGTAGGTGATTGCTCAGTAGCGTTAGATGTTTGTTGACGCATTGATTGAGCAATTTGAGCTAATTTACGAGCATCTTCAACATTACCTTGTGCATCAGCGTTTCTCAATGCTTGGATGACTTCATCGTATGTTGCCATATCATTCTCACTTTGATGGATTCAAATATTTGTTTACCAAATCATCATCAGATGAAGGTGATTGATTAGTTTTTGGTTGATTGAATGCACCAACGCCTTGCGATGCGCGTCTGCGCTCAATGCCTTCCAATGTCTTAACTTGAGCATTCTTAGCCGCATTGACAAAGTTTGTTAATGATTCAAGGGTTGTTTTGGTGTCATTCTTGCCATAAGCGGCAATCAATTCGTTGGCAAAACGCAATACATCCTTGTCTGTCTGAACGCCCTTGGCGGCATCAGTCTTCAAGTTGGTTGCATTCTGAACTGCACGTTCCAAATTGGCAAATGCTCGGCTTTCAGGCGTTGAACTTCCAGTTGCGTTAGCCAATTCATAACGTCTGTTATTAACTGGCCCAAGTTCAAGTGGAGATTTACCAGTTTTGGGGTCAATAGTTAAAGTTGAAATTACAGGCTCAAGAGATGAAACTTGTGTTTTCAAATTATCAATTAGCTTGAAGTCATTGTCTTCTTCTTTTTGCAATCCTGGCTTCAATGGCTGATTTGCAAGCAATGAACGCTTAAAATCAAGATTTTGCAAGTTGAAATCATTCTTCATTTGAGCGATTTCTTTTGATGCATCCACTTTCATTTGAGCAATTTGTTGTGCAGTAGCTCCAGCCATTCTTGCAGCCTCAATCTTTGAATCTGCCGCTATTTGAGCCATTTGCAATTGAGTTGCTTGTTGACTTTGAGCAACTTGCAATCTTGTAGCATTTGCTTCTGACGCACGATTACTTGCCTCAAGAGAAGCCAAAATCTTGTCGGGACTACCATACTTGGTAACCGTACGCAAAACATCAGCTTGAGTGGCGTTAGGGCCAAGGGCAACCAGTTCTGAGCGCAGTTTTTCCTCTTGCTCAATTGCCATTGTCTCTTTTCTTGTTTTTGCAGAAGCAAGTCCAAGTTCTTGCGATAAACGAAAAGCCTGCAAACCGCCTTGCATATCACCAGCTTGTTGCAAAGCCTGACCATATTGAGCCAAACCTTGTGGTGTGTTTAAGTCAAACTGACGAGCCAAAGCATTTCGATTGCTGATTTGTTGCAAAGCAGGGTCTTGCACTCCCATCAAACCAGCCAAGCCACCACCCAACTGACCAGCACCCTTGTAAATTCCGTACTGAGCCTGTTGCATAGGTGTCATCTCAGCAAAACGTCTTGCCGATTGATCTTGCATCTCATTCTGACGCGCTACATATTGGAATGGGTCTGTGAATAAGCCCAAAACACTGTTATCTGCCATTTTGTGTTCCTCTCAATTAACCATTAGCCAATAAGACGCATCAAACCATAGGTGGTCAATGGATTGCTACCCGCACCTTGCAAAGCCGTGGCAAATGGGTTGTAAGCATTTGCACCAGCTTGTGTTTGATAACTTGCACCCATTGCAGTGGCATAGTTTCTAGCTTGTTGCAACCCAATATCAGAAGCCAATTTACTAAAGTCCATTGACAATCCCAAAGGTTGCTGACCAGCAGTTTCAACTGCCTTTTGAGCGCCAAATGCACTTTCAAATGGTTTAACAGCACCAGTCAACAAGCCCTGACCAAAGTTTACTTGACCCTGATACTGCTTCTCTGCCTCTGCCGCCAATTGACGCTGTGTGTTCGCCAAAGAGTTGTAGTAAGCAGCTAGTTCAGGGCTAGTTGCCAACAATCCACCAGCAGCAGGGCTAGTAGCACCTGTTGCAAAACCGCCACGACCAGTTTGTTGTAATTGGTTGCGAATACCTGCCAAAGTCTGTTCTTGTGCGGGGGCAAGTGTTGCTAGCTGTGTTTCCATGTAGCGTTTACGCACAGCTTCAGGAGACTCGCCAATGTACTGTTGACCAAGGCTCATCAATCCTTGACCAGCGGTAAGACCCTGTGTAGCCATGCCAGCCAAAGCATCCTGATAAGCCTTTGCTTCAGGAGACAAAGTATAAGAAGGCGTAATAGCACCAGTTGTCGGGTCAGTGGTAAAGGCTGATGTGCCAAAACGTGTGGTAACTCCAACAGGCTGGAATTTACCCATTTGAAGGGTTTTCTCAGCCAATGCCGCTTGTTGTGCCGCCAATGTTTCTGCCGCACTTTTAGCAGATTGACCACCCAAAACGCCACCCAACAAATTCATGCCACCAGAAATCAACCCTAGTTTGCCAAGTTCTGATGCTGTCAATGCACCAGCAGCACCAGCACCTGCCGCCGTTCCTGCGCCAGCGCCAACACCAGCCGCCAAACCCGCATCATAAGCGGCAGTTTCAGCGCCAGTCATTCCTGCGCCATAACCTGCATCACTGTACAAAGCAGCTTTGTCTGCACTGCCACCAAACAATCCTCCACCAGCGCCACCAGCCGCAGCCATTTCTGCGCCAGTAAATGCAGGTGCTCCTGCAGCCAAATCAGCCATAGCAAGGTCATATCCACCCAAGCCAGCACCTGCACCCGCACCCGCACCTACGCCTGCGCCTGCGCCTGCAGTTTCAGCGCCGCCAAAAGCACCACCAGCAGCAGCGGCAGAAGCTAATAAAGTGGCTTTACCAATAGGAGTTTGGAAGAATTGGTTCACACCACCAGCAAGGTCTTGTATGCCAGTAGCAGCGGTAAGATCATCAAAACCACTGCCCAACACCTTACCCAACAAACTACGGCCTTGTGTTTGAGTTAGCGTTGTTACCTTGCCATCAGAAGCAATATATCGGCCCAAAGCACCTTCAGGTGTCTCCATAACGTAGGCAAGACCTTCATTGGTATTGGCAACGCCCTTAACTTTCCCTTTGTCCAAAGATGGTGTGATCATTTTGGAATCAAAATTCAAAGTTCCTGATGGAACTAAGAAACCACTTGTTGAAGCACCAACAGTGTCTTTCAGGTAGTCGCCATACCAACTAACACCATTCAAATCCACTCGTTGACCAGTTTTACCCAATTGTCCTAAGTTCTCTTGATCTAAGAACCAAGGCATCACATATTGAGCATTACCAGCCTGAACGCCCTGTGTGATAACAGAGTCAGGAATAAAGGTGTAATTCTGACCATTGGCAGAAAACTCTACCGCATAGGTCGCTTTTTGGTTGTTGTTGTCACCCCCCGCAATTCTGCGGTATTGGTATTCAAGACTACTTGGAATTACTGCCATCATATCCCCCTTAAACAGTACCGTTGGCAATCACGTTGCCCAACACGGTCAAATTACCCGATGCGTCAATCTTTGCCACAGCAGTAGAACTGTTGTAGATATACAACACGTTAGCAGTCTCAACAAACGAGAAGTTCGTAAATGTGCCATCTGCCTTGGTCGCAATAGCAGTTGCAATGTTGGTGAACTCAGTATCAATCTCAGTTCCCTTAACAACCTTACTAGCGTTGCCAGGCGACAAAGCATCTTTTGCCGCAAAGTTTGTTGTTTTAGTGTAATTAGCCATGTCTGTTCCTTATGCCAATTTGCCGTTTTTAGCCTGTATCTCAATCTTCTGAATGCTGACAGCCGCACCAGCAATCTGCACTTCATACCCTGTTTGCACAACCTTGCCAAAGCCAGTAGCCTGACCAACCAAGGTGCTCAATTGAATGCCAGTTGAGTAATACGCCACAGGAGAGCCGTTAGCGCCATACTCAGCCGTACCATACTCAGCCACGGTAGACACAGGGATTTGAGCAACAGCAGAGTAATATTGACCGCTAAAGTCATATCCCCACTTGATCGTAAAGCCCTGATTCGTGCCACCAATGACAACCACAGAAATCTTCTTCAAGATAGAAGTGATGTTTATGTCGCCAAGGTCAGAGTAGTTGGTGAAATACTGCATCCGATATGTGGAAGCATGGTCATAGTAAGTACCATACTTGCCAACATACCCATTCTTGCCAATCAGCAAGTCACCATTCCTACGAGAAAGCAACGATGTAGGCTCAATAGAGTCCCAAGTCGTTACCCTTGCTGAACCATCTTGCAAAGTAGCCTTTGTGTCAAACACATACACTTGCTTGGCAGTAGGCAAAGTCAGTAGGTAGAAAGCCTCTTTCTCAGAATACACAGCCTTGATGTTTGCCGCAGTCTCACCAGAAACATACGTCATCAGGTCATTACGGACATTCTTAGACAAATCACGCAAAGGCGCAGACTTCTCTTGGATAGTACGCATCAGGCTACGCACACCACTGTTTGACAAGAAAACAATGTCAGTGCCAGTCGAAACAATCGAATCCCTAGCAATACAGCCAATGCTACCGATAGTGTCAGACAACGACATGGTAGAAGGTGTAGTAGCGCCCTGATAAATCAGAATCTGGCGCTTGCCAAAGATAAACAAGAAGCCGTTATGAGCACCCAAGCCCATAATCTGATCTGCACCATTAGCCCAAACCCTAGACACATCCAAGCTACCAGACGTACCTGTTGACCACACATGGCCTGCCAACAAGTCAGAAAAGTACACAGTAGCGTTGTTTGTTGATGTATCTGCCGCCCACAAGCGACCAAAGGCAGAGATAACAATGTTGCCACTTGGAACAGTGCCTGTATAGCCTGTTTTCTCAGACACACGGCGATAAGTCGTGGTGCTTACCGCAGGGTCATAAATCAGAGGGTCATGGCCTGACTGGAAGAAATAAGTAATTCCATTCAAAGAGGCACAAGACCAATTGCTTGCAGAGATGGTGGGCGCAGACCCTCCCCCCCCATAGGTCAATTCCACAACAGCATTTGAGCCATCGAGCTTGAATATCTTGTTGTTGCCAGCAAACAGAATTGTCAGAGTCCCGTCAGCCTGAATCAACTCGTGCATCACCTTAACGTCATTAGCGCCAAGTGCACCAGAGGATGAGTTAACCCTTGACCAACCCTTACGAGCACCAATGCGACCATATTGGTCAATCACGCAGTTCACCGCAATCGCAGCAAACCCAGATTCAAGCGTCAAAGGGCTATCTTGGGTGTTGAGGCCGAAAAACCCTGGCGCTTGGACGCTGAATGTGCGTAGTGGCTGTGTCATACCGCATCAAACCCACTGTTATCAGGGAATCGAGTGCCTTCCAAAGCGATGTAGTCAGCCAACATAGACCGATACAAAGCATAGGCTTCAGAAGAAGACAAGCCACCATCCTCACCGCGCTCAACCAAAGCACGAGCATAGGCATTTTGGACAACCAAAACATCAGGTACTTTGACCACAGTAGCGTCAGAAGACAATGTGGCTTGTGGGATAGTCAAGAAGAACTTGAGGGTATACACACCATCAGGGGTAGGCCAAATAGTCACTTTGGTGTCGTAGCTTCCATCAACACCATCAAAAGCAAATTCTGTCGGCACAGCATTCACAGTAGGCGTGAAATACTGCTTACGGTTCATATCGGATGCAGTGATATTTCGCATACCAATATTGCTTGTCGTATTCAAAACATCAGTGACTTGGAACTTCTGACCTGCGCCTGTCAGGGAATAAGAAGCAGTGCCGCTAGCAGTGGTCACAGTCAAGGTTTGACCCAAGACATTCCACGCAAAAGCATCTTCAATACTGCGCTTGGCATCATTGACAAACTTGCCAATTAGGGCAGAGTACGTAGTTTCACTAACAGTAGTGACTACTGGCTCTCTGAGCCTTACCAATACATCGTTGACTAATTCTAGGTAGGTCATAGTCTTGTCAGCCCCACTTCTTCAAATGTTCCGATAAACGTAAATGTGCTGCCAGTCTCAGTCGTGATCTTTATTTGATCGCCTTCTTCAAGGACGATGTATGCCCCACCATCAAACAACAGATAAGTCTTGGCGCTTACTGTGTATTGGCTCAAAATGTCATACGTTGTTGATGCACTAGCATCAGTCCACTGCACAGTAATGTGCTTATTGCTACCAGTAGTGTTGTGGATAAACATCACACACATCTTGGCGTAATAACCCGTAGGAACCGTATAGACGGTTGTCAGCGTTGCCGCTGTCGGGTTGACTGGGACTGAAATTGGCCTCATTTCGCTTTTGCCTTGTTCCTTGCGGATATAGCTTTAGCTTTTGCCTTTGCATCAGCTTTGGAGTTAGCACCCCATGCTTTTAGCGAAAGAAGCAGTCTTGTTGGTTCACCATTCTTGTACTCAGGGCCTTCCATATTGCCCATTCGTGCCAAGAAACTTGCTCTGCGGGGATTATCCCCTGATTTGACGGGAGGTTTTAAGTTCCCACCAGTTGCCGCATTATAAGACGCTCTGCCCTTGGCATTCAAGCCGCCTTTAGGATTTTGACCAGCTTTTGTTTGCCAAGTAGGAGTTTTCATCTTACTTCACCTTTTTAGGTTTCTTTGCAGTCTTAGCGGCTTGTCTAAACGCTTCAGCGGTAGGAGCGCCTTTACTGCCTACCTTACGCATCTTTTCACCAGAACCAGCCTTAATACGGGCTTGTTTGGCATGAATGTTGGCGTACAAACCTTGTTTCATTTCTTCTTCTTCATTGGTTTGGACATGCCGCCTTCAGACAGGGCAATCGCAATCGCCTGTTTGCGGGACTTCACCACAGGGCCTTTTCTGCCAGAATGCAAGGTTCCTTCCTTGTACTCATGCATGACTTTGCCCACTTTCTTCTGTCCTTTGGTCATTTTCATGGTCATTCCTTGGTAATTGGCCCACCAGACTTCCACGCATCACAAGTACGGGCCGAGGCACAGGTGAATTGGAATAAATCACAGTATCCAAGATCAGCAGCCTTTACAAACTGCTCGTCATAAGACAACTCGCCTTTATTCTCATCCTTCTCTAAGCCACCAATGATGCACTCCATCATGGCGGGAGTTTGGATAAAAGCGGCACAGTTACCACATCTCATGCCCTTGATGGCAGAGGTTGGGGCGTTGTACATCTTTGCCTTCTTCAGCCAAAAAGCATCGTTTGGCTCATCAGGATTAGGTGGGCCGTAGCCGTATTCTTTGAAGGCGTGATTGCGGTTTTTCAGGTTGATGTGCACATCCTGAGTTGCTACTGGGCAAGTCTTACCTGAAAATAGTCCTCGTTTCATTTCAACACCTTGCCACCAATAAAGGTGATTAGTCCACCAATTGCAGAAGCAATCATCATCCCTGTCCAAAAACCGCCCTTGGACTTATTGGCAAGTTCAAGTAAAGCCTTCACATCTTTGGAAAGCTGATGAACTTCCTTTTGCAGAGCCTCAACTTGAGCCTCCAACTGACCAAATTCTCTTGGGCTAATCTCTGTCATGCCAACACCTTACGCGGTCTGCCAAGCGGCTTTTTGAGGGTAATGATCTGCCTTGTCCCGTCCTCGTTCTCCACTTCCACCTGTGCAGAAGTGTCCACCTCTGTGTATTCAGGGTGTTTACGCATGGCATCAATGTCGTAGTCATTGCGGAATTCAACAATGTTGCCAGAACGAGTGCATTTGAACAAAGCCATAAGAATCCTTGTAGAAAGGGGGGACTAGCCCCCCATTCATTAAACTTGACGACCAACCACTAAACGAAGGGTGCTTGATGCCAAATCAACAGTGCCACCGCTTTCGTTTTGGAAACGGATGGACACGACGTTAGCGGCGCTAACATAAGCTGTCACAATCAAACCAGCAACGTCAACAGCCAAAGATGCGCCAATCACCATGTCGCCCAAGGCCACGCCTGGAACAGCCACAGTATCGGTATCACCAGCGCCATCAACCAAGCTGTCAGCATTGATTGTTGCAGTAACGCTCCATGTGTCTGAGAACAAACCACGGAATTGGTCATTGCCACGACGGACAACAACTGAGCTTGCATTTGCCATTTTCTTCTCCTAATTAAGTTAAAAAAGTCCCCCCACCACTAGGGCGAGGGGCGCAACTGCAATTAGGCTGGAACTGCCAAAGCAAAGGCAGAAGAAGACAATGCAGCACCAGTAGATGCGGCAGTGCGAACTGCTTTCACGCCATACAGAGTGTCAGAAGTGAACAATGTAGCAAGGTATTCTTGCTTGTACTGCACTTGTGAACGCACTGCAACTTGCTCAACCAGAACCATCGAATCACGATGACCCATCAAGCAGATGCGGTCAGCGCCAGAGTTACCTGCGCCGAAGTCAGCATTGCTAGTGGTGAACACGGGGATACCGTAGAGTTGACCGATTTCACCGTTACGGATTGCATCGCCATTGCCCACAAATGCTTGCTCAGTGTAGCGAGCCAAGCCCATCAAGGTGTTGCGGCTTGAGGGTGGGATGATGAAGAAACGACCGTCCATTGGGGTGTCGTTGTCATCCAAACGCTGAATAGTGCGGCGAATAGCTGCATCAGTCAAAGCAGAAGCGTTGCTGGTAGAGCTGTTGTACACAGTAGTACCGTCACCACCGATGTAAGCCTTGGTAGACGAAGCAGCAGTAGCGTAGTCATCTGTGCCAACGGTAGCGCCGTTGAAAGCACGACCCAAGCGCACCAAGTCGGTATCAACTTGTTTAGCCAAGGCGTAACCTGCGTCAGCAGTGTAGAAGTTACGCAAGCTGTTCAAGGCTTGGGCTTCCACGATGTCTTCGATCAAACGGCTGTACTCATAGTGCTTGTTGATAGAAACTTGCACTTCGGTTTCAGTAGCGGCGATCAAAGTCACTGCGGTTTCAGCGGCTTTGGCAGAAGCAGAACCACGGGTAGGAGCTGGAATGTGAACGGTGTCACCTTTCTTGCCCTTGAAGTTCATCTTCATAACCAAGTTAGCCAAAACTAGGTTCTTCTTGTAAGCAGCAACAATTTCATCACTCCAAATTTCAGGAATGAACGTTGCGCCTGTGGTGGTAGTAACGGAGTTACTGGGGGAAAAAGCTGTTGCCATGTTAAATCTCCAAAAAACGATAAGTTAATTACCTGACTCTTCCCTCTGCGTAGGCTTGCATGATCTCGTCAGACAAGGCTTCGTATCGGTTCGGGTCACTCATTTTCAGCCGAATAAGGTCAGCCCTACGGTAGACTCTCTTTGTACTCTCACCAGTTCCACCTGCATCAACGGTAGCGGCTTTCAGGTTGCTCTTTCGAGTAGCTTCACCAGCATCTGTGGTTTGCTTTGCCTTCACGCCTCGTAACGCCTTGTAGGTAGACAGCAATTCATTGGCACTGTCGTAGTCGTATTCACCATCAGCTTTTGCGTACAACCCAAGACGAACGGGAGAAGATTTCACCCAATTCACAAACTCAGGGTCTTGAGCAATCTGACCGAAATCAGGGTGCTCTTGCGAGAGCTTTTGCTGAATCTGCATCTTTTTGAACTCTAAAGCCGCTTGGCGACCTGCGAGTACATCAGGATGGCTATCAACAGTCTTACGAATCGCCTCTTTAGGATTTTCAAAGAAATCTGGTTCAGGCTCTTCCTCTTTAATAGGTTGAGACTTGTTGGCGAGGTTCTGCTTAATCAGTTCATCGGCTAGTTTTCGAGTTTCCCCAACTTCTTGCGCTTGCTTTCCAATCAGCTTTTCAGCCTCTTGGTGCATCTTGACCACCTCTTCTAGAGTTTTGTTCCTGTATTTCTCAGGCAACTCAGCTAGGGGTTCAACGCTAGGCAGTTCGTTCTTTTTCTCTTCTACTACCTCTAACTCACTCAGCTTCTCGTCTTCATTGTCAATCAACATATTGGTTCCTTTTCCTGCCGTTATCGGTTCTAGGAGATTAAACTCGGCATTTCTGCTTATGAGTTTTGCTTACGCTCCGCTTTCAATTTCTCTTGGTGTCTGCGGTCAAACTGCATTGCTGCCGTTGGAAATTGACCCGACCACCCTTCCAAATTGAACTTTGGAGCACTTATAGTGCGACTGGCTGTACCGCCACACTCACATTGAATAGTCACCGCCTCATAATCAGTGAGTTTTTCAATGCGTTGTCCACATTCGCAGACAAATTCATATATTCTTTTCATTCAGTTCCTCATACGCTCGTTCGCTGACCTGTTTTAAGGTTTTTAGCCACGTAAGAATTGAAAGTTCACCCTTTTTGAATTGTAGACTTTTTTCGTCAGGGATTGTACTGATATTGTTCAATGACTCAATCATCTTGTCAATATCTTCCAAAAGGTCTTTCCACCCCTGACCGCCCATCATCTCAAAGCGGCTTTCATAGTACTTCTGAAGTTCAGGATTCAACTTTAGGCTCCTCTTTGGGAATCTGAGGTTCTGCCTGTTCCTTGATCTTCATCACCAATGGATATGCGCCTGACTTGGTAGGCAAATCCCCCAATACCTGAAGGATGCCGTTTACCTCTTCTACGGTCAAAGTAAGGTGCAATTCCATTAAGCCTCCGTAGCCCAAGGAAGACCATTAGCAGTTGCTGGTTGTTTCTGAGCATTGATCTGAGCTGTCAAAGCAGCCTCTACAGCCTCTTTGTCTACCTTGCTCCAAACCCAACCCAATACAGTTTCTTCTGTCAGGGTGTCGTAGTTAATAAAGGAGTCACCACGCTCTAGGGCTTGTGTGTTCACGATAGAGGCTCCAAAGTCACCGTCTACGGCTGAAGCACTCCAATGGATGTTGTAAATCAAACCATCTTCAAGATAACGCTCTGTATTGACGATTGACCATTGTATTTGTATAGACATTTTTAACCTCTTAAATTCCAAGGAAGTGCAGAACTATGCACCATCACGTTTTCCCAACTAGACATCATTGGCAATGTTTCTTCAACATTTGAACTTTTGCTCAAGTTAAATTTTGCCGATGTTACTCTCAAATTCCAAGGCACATGAAGCCCACAAACTTGTTTTCCTTTTAATGGAATTATGTGATCTACATGAAGTTGTGAATTGAAAGTTTTGCTCATTTCTCTTGCGCTTACATAAACATCTTTAATTTTTTCTTGTATGCAAGCATCGTCAAAATAAATGTTTGCTTTTTTTAATCTTTCTGCGTTTATAGCACTAGCTTTCGCATTTGATTTTTTCCTATCTTCAATGGCGCAATCAAAACAGTTGTTATTACTAACGTATCTATTTTTGTTGCTACATTTTTTGCAAGGAAAGCCTAGATAAAACATTTGTCCGTTTGTTTTTGCTTTCTCTCTAGCTAAACTAAAAACAGACTGCTTTTGGCTTGTTTTCCCACGCTTGGCTTCATTGGCGCATTTCATGCAACCAAACCCGCCCAAATGTGTTGATGCAAGAACTTCCCAATCACCGTGTTTTTTACAAGTAACAACAATTTTTGACCTTTTGGTTTTATAAACCGTTTTGTCATAAAGGTATTTACCACCATGAACCTTATCGGCTTTGGCAGTAAATTCCTGCGTTGTTAAACGTCTTACCATTTTTAATGCACTACGGTTACAAGACCATCAGAGGTTTGACTTTCTAGGTTGTTGATTGTCCATGTGATAGTCATGTTTAACCTTTCAATGCTGCTACGTCAGCTTGCAGTTGGGTGATGATGGCTTGTTGTTCTTGGATGGCTTTGACCAATACAGGAATCAAGTCAGCACGAACAGACTTGTAAGGCTCTTCGCCTTCTGGTGCTGCGTCACGCCACTCATCAATCAAGTCGGGGAATACCTCTTCAAACTCTTGAGCAATAAACCCACGAGCATTCTTGATATTTGCGCCTTTGCCTTCTTTCCAATCAAATTTGCGTGGTTTGAGGGCCATGATTGAATTTAGGCCAACATCAAGATCAACAATGTTTTCTTTGTACCTTACGTCAGACAAAGAACTAATTGTGGTGTTCGTTGCAAAAATTGTTCCTGCAAAGTTAACATAAAAACGATACCCGCCAGCTCCAGTTGAGTACATTTGAAAACCATCAGCCGCACTGGTTGATGCACTATTTACAACTTTTACGCCAGTTGAGCCAAGATCAAGTGTAATACCTGTGTTGGTGTTGTTGATTGCTGTCTTCCCCACCAGCAAGTTACCGCTGGAATCGATACGGGCACGTTCTGCTGAAGCAACAGTAAAAACTATTTTGCCACCACTACGGAATGAATTGATATTCAAACCATTTGATGTTGTTGCTTCGTTTGTTGTTCCAATTACACCCGCAGAGTTTCCGCTGCTGCTATAAAAAGCCGCACCAAGTCCTGCACTTGATTCTTGAAGCGTTAATTTTCCATCAACTCCCGTAGTACCAACGCTTAAATTCCCACTAGCATCAAGCGTCATTGCTTGGGTGAAGGTGATTGCGTTACCTGCTGTGCCTGAGGTTGCGTTGAACCACTTGTGTGCGCCTGCGCCTTGCTCATACAAAGTTGCTGTGGAACTGGAAATGTATTTGAAGCCGCTGTTATAAATTGCGTTGTTTGAAAGTTCGGTATAACCGCCTGTCAAACTTTGAAGCACAGCGCCATTGGCTATTTGAAACGCTGGGCCAAGTGTCACCGCACTAGGCGTAACACCAAGACCCATGTTGCCAGAGGTGTCCAGAGTTGCTTGAGTGGTTGTACCGTTAGTCTGAAGCAGCAGCGAACCAGAGCTTGCTACGCCAGAAGAATTAAGGGTGATTTGAGCCATATCTACCTTCCTTTAAGGTGTTCCATTCGCAACAATGTTTGTTGCAGAAGTTATAACGCCAGTTGATGACATTGATGCGATTGTAGTAGCACCATACTTAAATAACAGCTTCCCACCAGACTCCTCAATTGTGAAGTTGGTAGTCAATAACTTAGGCGTACTCGCCGCCGTACCTGTCGTATTCTGATTCAACGTAGGTACATCAGCCGCAACCAACGCCCTGAAAGTAGGTGCACCAGCCGAGCCGTTGGGAGCCGCCAAGAAGAAGTTTGCAGTCTTTGAGCCAAACGGATTCTGCGTATCCCCATACCCGCTTGCCAAACTAATAGCAGGTGTATTCCCACCACTAGAAGCAACAGGCGATGTACCACTCACGCTAGTCACAGTACCCGTATATTGGTCATTTGAGGTGACCGTAAAGTTAGGATAAGTGCCAGTGATTGCCGTAGTTCCAGCACCTGTCAGGGTAACAGTCTGATCTGGAGAGGTATTGGTAATCGTGAAGTTGGGATAAGTACCCGATGTGCTAATCCCTGTACCACCCGTCAAAGCCACCGTCTGATCTGGCGAAGAATTGGTAATCTGACCTGTTGACGAGTTGTAGCTAATCCCTGTACCCGCGCTCAAAGCACTTCTAGCCCTTGCATCGGTGTAATACAGGTTTGTGCCTTCAGAGATATTGGTAGAGGTAAGCGTAACCGCGCCAGTTTGACCATTGACAGACACCACCAAGTTGGTTTGGTCAATCTTCTGCCAAGCCGTACCATTAAAAATCAGCCAATCCCCAACAACCCAATCTGTAATCCCATCAAGGTTGGTAGAGCCTGAAGTACCAACAATGTAGTAGTAGTTTGTTGTGCCAACCCCAGAGGCTAGGGCGGGAGAGTTGGTAGAGGCATTCCATGTGCCTTGGTAAGACAGGCCACCAGAGATTGCGTTGATCTGGTTTTGTAGGCTTGTCAGAGTGTCAAGAACAGACTGAGAAGTACCACCGCCATTAGCACTAACGACTTTGATGCGTTCTGCAAGATCAGGAGCAACAACCTCACCAACATTGAGTTCACGACCACTAGACAACTCAATAATAAGGCTACCGTCAAAATCAAT